TCAAGAGAATTTAGTGAGTTATATGTAAAGATGTGGATGCTTAGCTATGTGGTTGGGGGTTATTTCAGTATGAATTCATTTGATGCATCATTTTGCATGTACCTGTTAGGCATTTTCTAACTTTGCAGTGTCAGAACTGGCGTACTTTAGGCCATTCATGCAAGTGCATTAAAACCGCCCCATTAAGCGGGCGGGCGAGGCGGGGAAAGCACTGCGCGCTGACGGTGGTGCTGATTGTATTTTTTCAGCGTCTCAGCGCGTCGTGACGGCGCTTAGTCTGCCCGTTGAGGCGTTGTGTGTCTGCGGGGTGTTTTGTGCGGTGGTGAGCGTGTGAGGGGGATGACGGGGTGTAAAAAAGCCGCCCGCAGGCGGCGATGTTCAGTCGTTGTCAGTGTCCAGTGAGTAGTTTTTAAAGCGGATGACCTCCTGACCGAGCCAGCCGTTTATCTCGCGGATCCTGTCCTGTAACGGGATAAGCTCATTGCGGACAAAGACCTTTGCCACTTTCTCAATATCACCCAGCGACCCGACGTTCTCCGGCTTGCCACCCATCAACTGAAAGGGGATGCGGTGCGCGTCCAGCAGGTCAGCGGCGCTGGCTTTTTTGATATTAAAAAAATCGTCCTTCGTCGCCACTTCACTGAGGGGGATAATTTTAATGCCGTCGGCTTTCCCCTGTGGGGCATAGAGAAACAGGTTTTTAAAGTTGTTGCGGCCTTTCGACTTGACCATGTTTTCGCGAAGCATTTCGATATCGTTGCGATCCTGCACGGCATCGGTGACGTACATGATGTATCCGGCATGAGCGCCATTTTCGTAATACTTTCGGCGGAACAGCGTGGCCGACTCATTCAGCCAGGCAGAATTAAGGGCGCTGAGATATTCCGGCAGGCCGTACAACTCCTGATTAATATCCGGCTCCAGCAGGTGAAACACGGAGCCGGGCGTGAAGGCTGTCGGCTCGTTGAAGGACGGTACCCACCAGTAAACATCCTCCTCCACGCCACGGCGGGTATATTTTGCCGGTGAGGTTTCCAGTCTGATGACCTTACCGGTGGTGCTGTAACGCTTTTCCAGAAACGCATTACCGAACACCAGAAAATCCAGCACAAAGCGGCTGAAATCCTGCTGGGAAAGCCATGGATGCGGGATAAATGTCGAGGCCAGAATATTACGTTTGACGTAAATCGGTGAGCTGTGATGCACGGCAGCACGCAGGCTTTTTGCCAGACCGGTAAAGCTGACCGGCGGCTCATACCATCTGCCGTTACTGATGCATTCGACGTAATCCAGAATGTCACGGCGGTCGAGCACCGGCACCGGCTCACCAAAGGTGAATGCCTCCATTTTCGGGGCGCTGGCAGTCATTTTTTTTGCCGCAGGTTGCGGTGTTTTCCCTTTTTTCTTGCTCATCAGTAAAACTCCAGAATGGTGGATGTCAGCGGGGTGCTGATACCGGCGGTGAGTGGCTCATTTAACAGGGCGTGCATGGTCGCCCAGGCGAGGTCGGCGTGGCTGGCTTCCTCGCTGCGGCTGGCCTCATAGGTGGCGCTGCGTCCGCTGCTGGTCATGGTCTTGCGGATAGCCATAAACGAGCTGGTGATGTCGGTGGCGCTGACGTCATATTCCAGACAGCCACGACGGATAACGTCTTTTGCCTTGAGCACCATTGCGGTTTTCATTTCCGGTGTGTAGCGGATATCGCGCGCGGCGGGATAGAACGAGCGCACGAGCTGGAACACGCCGACACCGAGGCCGGTGGCATCAATACCGATGTATTCGACGTTGTATTTTTCGGTGAGTTTGCGGATGGATTCAGCCTGGGTGGCAAAGTCCATGCCTTTCCACTGGTGACGCTCAAGTATTCTGAATTTGCCACCGGCCACCACCGGCGGTGCCAGCACCACGCATCCGGCGCTGTCGCCACGGTGTGACGGGTCGTAACCAATCCATACCGGGCGGGAGCCGAACGGATTGGCGGCAAACGGTGCATAGTCTTCCCATTCTTCCAGCGTGTCGACCATGCAGCGTTGCAGCTCCTCGAACGGGAACACCGATGCCTTGTCGTCAACAAATTCACACATGAACAGGTTTTTAAAATCGTCGGCGCTGTTTTCGCGTTTGAGCTGCTCAATGTCGAACAGCGTGCAGCCGCCTTTCAGGGCGTCCTCAATGGTGACAATCTGCCGCCACTGGCCGTCCGCACAGAGAAGCCCACCGGCAAGGGCGTTATGACTGACGTCGATTTCCACACGTTCGGCGGCGCTGGCGCGTCCCCGGTTAAACAGTTCACCCGACCAGAACGGGTAGGCGTCGTGCGCCAGCGTGGACGGGGTGGAGAAATAGGTCGAGCGCAGGTGGCTCTGTGAGGCCATACCGGATGCCACCTTACGCAGTACCTGAAAATTCGGGATCCAGAAAATCTCATCGACGTACAGGTCGCCGTTATGGCTCTGTGCGGTGTTGGAGTTGGTGCCGAGAAAAATCAGTTTTGCGCCGTTATTACCCAGGACAATCGGGTCACCGGTCAGGTCAACGTCAACCAGCCGGGCAAAGGCGATGATGTATTCGCGGAACACATACGCCTGCGTTTTACTGGCCGACAGAAAAATCTGGTTATGACCGGTTTTCAGGGCGCGCAGCAGCGCCTCGCGGGAAAAATAAAACGTCGCGCCAATCTGGCGGGATTTCAGGATATCGCGGATGCGGTGCTCAAGCCCGGCGCGATACCAGTGCAACTGATATTCGAAAGACTGCTCAAAGAAAATCTGCTCCAGCTTTTCGATGGCCTCGTCACTGAAAAAATTCTTTTTCGGTTTGCGACGCCCGCCTTTGTTGCGGTTAGCGACGTTCGGATTAAGGTCTGCCTCGTTGCCGGTCTGACTGTAGCGGTTGACCCGCGCCAGTCGTTCAATCTGGCGTCCGAGCAGGTCAATTTCCTTGAAGTCACCGCCGGTTTTCTGCGGTTTGATGATGAGCTGGGTCAGCCGCGCTTCCAGACTCATTTCGACACGGCTGATGGGGGCAACGCTGTCCCAGCCGTCGCGCTGTTTCCAGCTCTGCACCGTCGGGCGTTTCATCTGCAACATGGCGGCAATCTGCGGCACGGAAAATCCCTGCCAGTACAGCAGCGCCGCCTGACGACGCGGGTCGTGTAAAAGAGTGGTGTCTGTGGTGATGGTCATGAATACCTCGCCGTGATGAATACACGGCAAGGCTACTGAGTCGCGCCCCGCGATTCGCTAAGGTGCTGTTGTGTCAGTGATAAGCCATCCGGGACTGATGGCGGAGGATGCGCATCGTCGGGAAACTGATGCCGACATGTGACTCCTCTAATCACTATTCAGGACTCCTGACAATGGCAAAAAAAGTCTCAAAATTCTTTCGTATCGGCGTTGAGGGTGACACCTGTGACGGGCGTGTCATCAGTGCGCAGGATATTCAGGAAATGGCCGAAACCTTTGACCCGCGAGTCTATGGTTGCCGCATTAACCTGGAACATCTGCGCGGCATCCTGCCTGACGGTATTTTTAAGCGTTATGGCGATGTGGTCGAACTGAAGGCCGAAAAGATTGACGATGATTCGGCGCTGAAAGGCAAATGGGCGCTGTTTGCGAAAATCACCCCGACCGATGACCTTATCGCGATGAACAAGGCCGCGCAGAAGGTCTATACCTCAATGGAAATTCAGCCGAACTTTGCCAACACCGGCAAGTGTTATCTGGTGGGGCTGGCCGTCACCGATGACCCGGCAAGCCTCGGCACGGAATACCTGGAATTCTGCCGCACGGCAAAACACAACCCCCTGAACCGCTTCAAATTAAGCCCTGAAAACCTGATTTCAGTGGCAACGCCTGTTGAGCTGGAATTTGAAGACCTGCCTGAAACCGTGTTCACCGCCCTGACCGAAAAGGTGAAATCCATTTTTGGCCGCAAACAGGCCAGCGATGACGCCCGTCTGAATGACGTGCATGAAGCGGTGACCGCTGTTGCTGAACATGTGCAGGAAAAACTGAGCGCCACTGAGCAGCGCCTCGCTGAGATGGAAACCGCCTTTTCCGCACTTAAGCAGGATGTGACTGACAGGGCGGATGAAACCAGCCAGGCATTCACCCGCCTGAAAAACAGTCTCGACCACACCGAAAGTCTGACCCAGCAGCGCCGCAGCAAGGCCACCGGTGGTGGCGGTGACGCCCTGATGACGAACTGCTGACCGGCGTCAGTCAGTCCGGGAAAACCTTCACGATTAACCCTTAATTTCAGGAAAAACTATGCGCCAGGAAACCCGCTTTAAATTTAATGCTTACCTGTCCCGTGTTGCCGAACTGAACGGCATCGACGCCGGTGATGTGTCGAAAAAATTCACCGTTGAACCGTCGGTCACCCAGACCCTGATGAACACCATGCAGGAGTCCTCTGACTTTCTGACCCGCATCAACATTGTGCCGGTCAGCGAAATGAAAGGGGAAAAAATTGGCATCGGTGTCACCGGCTCCATTGCCAGCACCACCGACACCGCCGGTGGCACCGAGCGTCAGCCGAAGGACTTCTCGAAGCTGGCGTCAAACAAGTACGAATGCGACCAGATTAACTTCGATTTTTATATCCGCTACAAAACGCTGGACCTGTGGGCGCGTTATCAGGATTTCCAGCTCCGTATCCGTAACGCCATTATCAAACGCCAGTCCCTTGATTTCATCATGGCCGGTTTTAACGGCGTGAGGCGTGCCGAAACCTCTGACCGCAGCAGCAATCCGATGCTGCAGGATGTGGCGGTCGGCTGGCTGCAGAAATACCGCAATGAAGCCCCGGCGCGCGTGATGAGCAAGGTCACTGACGAGGAAGGGCACACCACCTCTGAGGTTATCCGCGTGGGTAAGGGCGGTGATTATGCCAGCCTTGACGCACTGGTGATGGATGCGACCAACAACCTGATTGAGCCGTGGTATCAGGAAGACCCTGACCTTGTGGTGATTGTGGGACGTCAGCTACTGGCGGACAAGTATTTTCCCATCGTCAACAAGGAGCAGGACAACAGCGAAATGCTGGCCGCTGACGTCATCATCAGCCAGAAACGCATCGGCAACCTGCCAGCGGTACGCGTCCCGTACTTCCCGGCGGATGCGATGCTCATCACGAAGCTGGAAAACTTGTCCATCTACTACATGGATGACAGCCATCGCCGCGTGATTGAGGAAAACCCGAAACTCGACCGCGTGGAGAACTACGAGTCAATGAACATTGATTACGTGGTGGAGGACTACGCCGCCGGTTGTCTGGTGGAAAAAATTAAGGTCGGTGATTTCTCCACACCGGCCAGGGCAACCGCAGAGCCGGGAGCGTAACCGATGACGAGTCCCGCACAGCGCCACATGATGCGGGTCTCGGCAGCGATGACCGCGCAGCGGGAAGCCGCCCCGCTGCGACATGCAACTGTCTATGAGCAGATGCTGGTTAAGCTCGCCGCAGACCAGCGCACACTGAAAGCGATTTATTCAAAAGAGCTGAAGGCCGCAAAAAAACGCGAACTGCTGCCGTTCTGGTTGCCGTGGGTGAATGGCGTGCTGGAGCAGGGCAAAGGTGCACAGGATGACATTCTGATGACGGTCATGCTGTGGCGTCTGGATACCGGCGATATTGCCGGTGCGCTGGAGATTGCCCGTTATGCCCTGAAGTACGGTCTGACCATGCCGGGTAAACACCGCCGCACCCCGCCGTACATGTTCACCGAGGAGGTGGCGCTCGCGGCCATGCGCGCTCACGCTGCCGGTGAGTCTGTGGATACCCGCCTGCTGACGGAGACCCTTGAACTGACCGCCACGGCTGACATGCCTGATGAAGTGCGCGCAAAGCTGCACAAAATCACCGGTCTGTTTCTGCGTGACGGTGGTGATGCCGCCGGTGCGCTGGCTCACCTGCAACGTGCGACACAGCTCGACTGTCAGGCAGGCGTCAAAAAAGAGATTGAACGACTGGAGCGGGAGCTGAAACCGAAGCCGGAGCCGCAGCCCAAAGCGGCCACCCGTACCCCGCGTAAGACCCGGAGCGTGACACCGGCAAAACGTGGACGCCCGAAAAAGAAAGCCAGTTAACAACCGAATGCGCCCCGCGCCAGGGCGGCACGCCGGTCAGCGAGGGTGAATCACCTGACGCTGTACCGGCGTCCACCGCCCGACTTTTCAGAGGTAGTCATGATGACGCTGATTATTCCGCGAAAGGAGGCTCCCGTGTCCGGTGAGGGTACGGTGGTCATCCCGCAACCGGCAGGCGACGAGCCGGTGATTAAAAACACGTTCTTTTTCCCCGATATCGACCCGAAGCGCGTCCGGGAACGTATGCGCCTTGAGCAGACCGTCGCCCCCGCTCGTCTGCGTGAGGCCATCAAGTCAGGCATGGCGGAGACGAATGCGGAGCTGTACGAGTACCGCGAACAGAAAATTGCCGCCGGTTTTACGCGTCTGGCGGATGTCCCGGCGGACGATATCGACGGTGAAAGCATCAAAGTTTTTTACTACGAGCGCGCCGTGTGTGCGATGGCGACCGCGTCGCTTTATGAGCGTTATCGCGGCGTGGATGCCAGTGCGAAAGGCGACAAGAAGGCTGACAGCATTGACAGCACCATTGATGAACTGTGGCGGGATATGCGCTGGGCGGTGGCGCGCATCCAGGACAAGCCGCGCTGCATCGTGAGTCAAATCTGATGAAGACCTTTGCGCTACAGGGCGACACGCTCGACGCCATTTGTGTCCGGTATTACGGGCGCACTGAGGGCGTGGTTGAGACCGTGCTCGCCGCAAATCCGGGACTGGCTGAACTGGGTGCGGTGCTGCCACACGGCACCGCCGTCGAACTGCCCGACGTTCAGACCGCGCCCGTGGCTGAAACTGTCAATCTGTGGGAGTAACGCATGACAGCAGAAGAAAAAAGCGTCCTGTCGCTTTTCATGATTGGGGTGCTGATTGTTGTCGGCAAGGTGCTTGCCGGTGGTGAACCCATCACCCCGCGTCTGTTTATCGGACGCATGTTGCTCGGTGGTTTTGTCTCGATGGTTGCCGGTGTTGTTCTGGTGCAGTTTCCTGACCTGTCACTGCCTGCGGTGTGCGGCATCGGCTCCATGCTGGGTATCGCCGGTTATCAGGTGATTGAGATTGCCATTCAGCGTCGCTTTAAGGGCAGGGGGAAACAGTAATGCCGGTAATTAACACGCATCAGAATATCGCCGCCTTTCTCGACATGCTGGCGGTATCCGAAGGGACGGCGAATCATCCGCTGACGAAAAACCGTGGCTATGACGTGATAGTCACCGGACTGGACGGGAAGCCGGAAATTTTCACCGACTACAGTGACCACCCGTTCGCACATGGCCGACCGGCGAAGGTGTTTAACCGTCGCGGTGAAAAATCCACGGCCTCCGGTCGCTATCAGCAGCTTTACCTGTTCTGGCCGCATTACCGCAAACAGCTTGCCCTGCCGGATTTCAGTCCGTTGTCACAGGACAGACTCGCCATTCAGTTGATCCGCGAACGCGGTGCACTGGATGACATCCGGGCGGGACGCATTGAGCGCGCCATTTCACGCTGTCGCAATATCTGGGCGTCCCTGCCGGGTGCCGGTTACGGTCAGCGTGAGCATTCACTGGAAAAACTGGTCACCGTCTGGCGTACCGCTGGCGGCGTACCGGCTTAAACGGAGTAAACACCATGAAGAAATTATCCCTTTCACTGATGCTGCACGTGTCGCTGGCGCTGATGCTGGCACTGTCCCTGATTTACCCGCAGAGCGTGGCCGTCAGTTTTGTCGCCACCTGGGCGATTCTGGCGACGGTTATCTGTGTGGTTGCCGGTGGTGTCGGGGTGTATGCCACTGAGTATGTACTGGAACGCTACGGACGGGAGCTGCCGCCGGAATCGCTGGCCGTGAAGATTGTCACGTCGCTGTTTTTGCAGCCGGTGCCGTGGTGCAGACGGGCAGTGGCTCTGGTGGCGATGGTGGCGACATTTATCTCGCTGGTCGCCGCCGGATGGATTTTTACCGCGCTGATTTATCTTGTGGCGTCGCTGTTTTTCCGGCTGATACGTAAAGCCTGTCGTCAGCGTCTTGAGGGGCGGGAATTATGTCAAAGCTGATGATTGTGCTGGTCGTGTTGTTATCGCTGGCGGTGGCGGGGCTGTTTCTGGCGAAGCATGAAAACGCCAGCCTGCGCGCCTCGCTGGACAGGGCGAACAACGTCGCCAGCGGGCAGCAGACGACCATCACCATGCTGAAAAATCAGCTTCATGTTGCCCTCACCAGAGCAGACAAAAACGAGCTGGCGCAGGTGGTACTGCGTCAGGAACTGGAGAACGCCGCGAAGCGTGAAGCACAGCGCGAGAAAACCATCACGAGGTTACTTAATGAAAACGAAGATTTTCGCCGCTGGTACGGCGCTGACCTGCCTGATGCTGTGCGCCGGTTGCACCAGCGCCCGGCCTGCACCGACGCCAGTGATTGTCGCCAACGCCTGCCCGAAAGTGAGCCTTTGCCCGATGCCGGGCAGTGACCCGCAGACGAACGGCGATTTAAGTGCCGATATCCGGCAGCTTGAGAACGCGCTGGCACGCTGTGCCAGCCAGGTAAAAATGATTAAACACTGTCAGGACGAAAACGATGCTCAAACCCGACAGCCTGCGCAGGGCGCTGACTGATGCCGTCACGGTGCTGAAAACCAGTCCCGAGATGCTGCGGATATTCGTGGATAACGGGAGTATTGCCTCCACACTGGCGACGTCGTTGTCATTCGAAAAGCGTTACACGCTCAATGTGATTGTGACCGACTTTACCGGTGATTTTGACCTGCTCATTGTGCCGGTGCTGGCGTGGCTGCGGGAAAATCAGCCCGACATCATGACCACCGACGCAGGCCAGAAAAAGGGCTTCACGTTTTATGCAGACATCAACAATGACAGCAGCTTTGATATCAGCATCAGCCTGATGCTGACCGAGCGCACGCTGGTCAGTGAGGTGGACGGCGCGCTGCATGTGAAGAATATCCCGGAACCCCCGCCGCCGGAGCCGGTCACCCGCCCGATGGAGCTTTATATCAATGGCGAACTGGTGAGCAAGTGGGATGAATGAGTTTAAGCGTTTTGAAGACCGGCTGACCGGACTGATTGAGTCGCTGTCACCGTCAGGGCGTCGGCGACTGAGTGCAGAACTGGCGAAACGTCTGCGGCAGAGTCAGCAGCGCCGGGTGATGGCACAGAAAGCCCCGGATGGCACACCCTATGCGCCACGCCAGCAGCAGAGCGCCAGAAAAAAGACCGGTCGCGTTAAGCGAAAAATGTTTGCGAAACTTATCACCAGTCGTTTTTTGCATATCCGCGCCAGCCCGGAACAGGCAGCAATGGAATTTTACGGCGGGAAGTCACCGAAAATCGCCAGTGTGCATCAGTTTGGTCTGTCGGAAGAAACCCGGAAAGACGGTAAGAAAATTGATTATCCGGCGCGTCCTCTGCTCGGCTTTACCGGTGAGGATGTGCAGATGATTGAAGAGATTATTCTGGCTCACCTGAATCGCTAGCTTTATTGATCTGAGAATATAAGAATGAAATTATTTGATTTAGTATGATTTATTTTGAATCTTTACGTTAATAAATAAAAGGCCAGTTATTGGCCTTTTATCATTACTTGCCATTTTTCAATGCGTTGATTAACGATGCTATTTGTTCAATACCATCAAATGTAGATGGTATCTTATCATCGGATAGCATGATGTTTGAAAATACTACGTCTTCAAATTTTGAAAGCGCTTCCGGATTATTTTTCCTTATCTCTGAGGAATAGTCGCTATAACTCTGAATGAACTGACAAAGGCTCTTTCTGAGTTCTATTTGCATAATCTGAGTTCGTAACGATATATGATTTATCAGTACAACTCTAAAGTAATACATGAAAATCAATGTAACTGATGCAAAAGGTAGTGCTGACATAAAATATGTGGCAGCATTTGTCGTTTCGAGAGTTGGTAATTTATGCATTCCATAGTATATCAGCGGGGAGGGAATGATTATAGCCAAGATGATAAGAATTATTCTTGATAGCATGATTTCACTTTCTTTCTTTTTGCCAAGTGAATTAAAGCCATCAAACAATCCAACAAAATTAAATGCGACCTCATACCCTTTTAATGACTCTTTAATTGACTCTATTTTGGCATGTTGCTCCTTTAAGAAGGAGTCGCACTTTTCGAAAAATTGACGCCCTTCGTTTAAACTATCAATGTATTTTTTATATGTGTCAACATTGCTGGAGCTTAAAACTTCTTTAACCATTGCTAATGGCAGTTCTCTAAGAGAAAAGTCTATCTGTGCTCTGCTCCGCTCATCGAATTCATTATAGTTATACAGAGCAAAATCCTTGATGGTTCTTAGTGGTGAAAAGTGAGACTCTATTTCCGGAGAGAGAATGCTTGGTTCAATGATAAATCTAAAAAAGCAAGTGAATATAAGGTTGATGCTGTTGTTATCTTCTCCCTTTTCTCTTAAGAAACTTTTAAAGGTGTCGCCAATCATAGCAATGTTGTACTGGGATTTTTTGTCCCAATCTTCAGGGTTTTCGGAAATGAAGTTTATTGCTTGAGCAATTATTTTGTTTCTGTTTGATTCAAAGTTTGTGCCGGGAGTCAGCGTGTTTAAAAAGACCAGATAATCTTTGAACAATTCTTTCATTGTTTCTGACGAGAAAAAGTAAGTACTCATAATGGATTTTGTTGTCCCTTGTTGTTCTGTGCACCAGAAATCGTGGTGTGATTTACTTCGAGATTGTACAGAATCATTATTATCGAATGAATGCACAATACAATGAAATTCTTCGCTTTATACGCAATATGATTCGCACTGGCATTATCGTCGAAACCGACCTTAATGCCGGTCGCTGCCGTGTGCAGACCGGCGGCATGTGCACCGACTGGCTTCAGTGGCTGACCCATCGCGCTGGGCGTTCGCGCACATGGTGGGCACCTTCCGTGGGGGAACAGGTGCTGATTCTGGCCGTGGGCGGTGAACTCGACACGGCGTTCGTTCTGCCGGGGATTTATTCCGGCGATAACCCAGCGCCGTCTGCGTCGTCTGATGCCCTGCATATCCGTTTCCCTGACGGGGCGGTGATTGAGTATGAACCCGAAACCAGTGCACTCACGGTAAGCGGAATTAAAACGGCCAGCGTGACGGCTTCTGATTCTGTTACTGCCACGGTGCCGGTGGTCATGGTGAAAGCGTCAACCCGCATCACCCTGGACACACCGGAGGTGGTCTGCACCAACAGGCTGATTACCGGCACGCTGGAAGTACAGAAGGGCGGGACGATGCGTGGCAACATTGAACACACCGGCGGTGAACTCTCATCAAACGGGAAGGTACTGCATACCCATAAACACCCCGGCGACAGCGGCGGCACAACCGGGAGTCCTCTATGACAGCGCGTTATCTCGGAATGAATCGCAGTGATGGCCTGACTGTCACTGACCTTGAGCATATCAGCCAGAGTATCGGCGATATCCTGCGCACACCGGTCGGCTCACGGGTGATGCGTCGTGATTACGGCTCGTTGCTGGCGTCAATGATTGACCAGCCGCAGACCCCGGCGCTTGAGTTGCAGATTAAGGTCGCCTGTTACATGGCGGTGCTGAAATGGGAACCCCGCGTCACCCTGTCATCCGTCACTACGGCGCGCAGCTTTGACGGGCGAATGACGGTCACGTTAACCGGCCAGCACAACGACACCGGCCAGCCACTTTCGTTAACCATCCCTGTGAGTTGAAACCATGCCGATTATCGACCTGAACCAGCTACCCGCACCGGATGTGGTCGAGGAGCTGGACTTTGAAACCATTCTTGCTGAACGCAAGGCGACACTGATTTCCCTTTACCCGGAAGACCAGCAGGAGGCGGTCGCCCGTACCCTGATGCTGGAATCCGAGCCTCTCGTCAAACTGCTGGAGGAAAATGCTTATCGTGAGCTTATCTGGCGTCAGCGTGTGAATGAGGCCGCACGGGCGGTAATGCTGGCCTGTGCCGCCGGTAATGACCTTGATGTGATTGGTGCCAATTACAACACCACGCGTCTGACTATCACCCCGGCAGATGATTCGACCCTCCCGCCGACACCGGCCGTGATGGAATCTGACACGGATTATCGTCTGCGTATTCAGCAGGCGTTTGAAGGTTTAAGCGTCGCCGGGTCGGTGGGGGCTTATCAGTATCATGGTCGCAGTGCCGACGGGCGTGTCGCGGATATCTCTGTCACCAGTCCGTCTCCGGCCTGCGTCACCATCTCTGTGCTGTCACGTGAAAATAACGGTGTCGCATCCGAAGACCTGCTGGCGGTGGTGCGTAACGCCCTTAATGGCGAGGACGTCAGGCCGGTGGCCGACCGCGTGACCGTGCAGTCTGCCGCCATCGTTGAATACCAGATAAACGCCACACTGTATCTTTACCCTGGTCCCGAAAGCGAACCCATCCGCGCTGCTGCCGTGAAAAAACTGGAAGCGTACATCACGGCACAGCACCGGCTGGGGCGCGACATCCGTTTGTCTGCCATTTATGCCGCCTTGCATGTGGAAGGCGTGCAGCGTGTCGAACTGGCTGCACCGCTGGCCGATATCGTGCTTAACAGCACGCAGGCGTCTTTCTGTACCGAATACCGCGTCGTGACCGGAGGCTCGGATGAGTGATTCGCGCCTGCTGCCGACCGGCTCATCACCGCTTGAAGTCGCTGCCGCGAAAGCCTGTGCGGAAATTGAAAAAACGCCGGTCAGTATTCGTGAGTTGTGGAACCCGGACACCTGCCCGGCAAATCTGCTGCCGTGGCTGGCGTGGGCGTTTTCGGTCGACAGGTGGGATGAAAAGTGGCCGGAAGCGACAAAACGCGCCGTTATCCGCGATGCCTATTTCATCCACTGTCATAAAGGCACTATAGGCGCAATCCGACGCGTGGTGGAGCCGCTCGGCTATCTCATCAACGTGACGGAGTGGTGGGAAAACAGTGACCCGCCCGGCACCTTCCGGCTTGATATTGGTGTACTGGAAAGCGGTATCACAGAGGCAATGTATCAGGAAATGGAACGGCTGATTGCTGATGCCAAACCTGCAAGCCGCCACCTTATCGGCCTGAACATTACCCGGGACATTCCCGGCTACCTGTTCGCCGGTGGTGTGGCTTACGACGGCGATGTAATTACGGTTTACCCCGGATAAGTGAGGAATAATGAGCACAAAATTCAGAACCGTTATCACCACTGCCGGTGCAGCAAAGCTGGCAGCGGCAACCGCACCGGGAGGGCGGAAGGTCAACATTACCACGATGGCCGTCGGGGATGGCGGTGGTAAATTGCCTGTCCCGGATGCCGGACAGACCGGGCTTATCCATGAAGTCTGGCGACATGCGCTGAACAAAATCAGCCAGGACAAACGAAACAGTAATTATATTATCGCAGAGCTGGTTATTCCGCCGGAGGTGGGCGGTTTCTGGATGCGTGAGCTTGGCCTGTACGATGATGCTGGAACGTTAATTGCTGTGGCGAACATGGCCGAAAGTTATAAGCCTGCCCTTGCCGAAGGCTCAGGGCGTTCGCAGACCTGCCGCATGGTCATCATCGTCAGCAGTGTGGCCTCAGTGGCGCTGACCATTGACACCACAACGGTGATGGCGACGCAGGATTACGTTGATGACAAAATTGCAGAGCACGAACAGTCACGACGTCACCCGGACGCCTCGCTGACCGCAAAAGGTTTTACTCAGTTAAGCAGTGCGACCAACAGCACGTCTGAAACACTGGCCGCAACGCCGAAAGCGGTAAAGGCCGCTTATGATCTTGCTAACGGGAAATATACCGCGCAGGATGCCACCACAGCGCGAAAAGGCCTTGTCCAGCTCAGTAGCGCCACCAATAGCGATTCTGAAACGCTTGCGGCAACGCCAAAGGCGGTAAAGGCAGCATATGACCTCGCTAACGGGAAATATACCGCACAGGATGCCACCACCGCGCGAAAAGGTCTTGTCCAGCTAAGTAGCGCCACCAACAGCGATTCTGAAACGCTGGCCGCAACGCCAAAGGCGGTTAAGACAGCGTATGACCTTGCTAACGGGAAATACACTGCACAGGATGCCACCACCGCGCGGAAAGGCCTTGTCCAGCTCAGTAGCGCCACCAACAGTGATTCTGAAACGCAGGCCGCAACACCAAAAGCGGTGAAGTCTGCCTATGACAATGCTGAAAAACGTCTTCAGAAAGATCAGAACGGTGCGGATATTCCTGATAAAGGACGCTTCCTGAGTAACATTAATGTTTACAGCAAAGGTGAAGTGGATAAGAAAAAGGGAATGCGAAAGTATTCGTTTGCAGCCCCTGCAAATGTCGTTGCCGGGAAGTGGTATCCCGTTATCTTTCGCCGTGCTGCCAGCCTTTCAGGAGAAATGGCATCCCGCGTCGTTATTTCCACTGGTTGTTATAACAGCGATTATGTAATGAATAACTGCGAGTTTAATGGCATGGTTATGCCCGGAGGCTGGACTGATCGTGGTTCATATGCGGCAGGTTATTTCTGGACGTATCAGACTAATGAGCGTTCAATCCATTCCATTGTTACAAGCCTGAAAGATGATGATGTATGTAGTGTTTTTTATGTTGAAGCCAGAGCTTTCCCTGTGCAAATTCTTGCAGAGGAAGGGCTAACGGTTATTGTTCCGACAGAGGATTATGTCGTCGGTCAAACGACATATAAGTGGGGGGCAACTAATCCTGCTACAGAAAGCACGAACGCACAGGCTATTCTGGATTTTAAAAATGGGCGCGGTTATTACTGCTCACATCCATTTATTTCCAGCCTTTCGGGAAATGCTGCAACAGCAACGAAGTTAGCGAACGCAAGAAATATTAATGGTGTCAGATTTGATGGCTCTGCTGATATAAATATTAATACACTGGTATCCAGAAACCGTGTTACTGCATTAGGTGGGAGCGTAAAGGGGACACCAGGTATTCAGATGTATGAGGCATACAACAATGGCTACCCAACAGCCTATGGTAATGTGCTTCATCTCACTGGCGTAACCGCAGTAGGAGAGGGTGAGTTACTTATTGGCTGGAGTGGAACCAGCGGTGCTCATGCTCCGGCATATATTCGCTCCCGACGAGATACCACAGATGCTAACTGGTCTGGATGGGCGCAACTATATACAACTGCTCATAAACCCTCAGCGGGAGATGTTGGTGCATACACCAAAGCTGAATCAGATTCACGTTATGTGAGAGACATGCGGCTGGGCGGTGCATCTACATATAAACCAGCAAATAATGGTACTACATGGACGCATCAGGCTCCGCCAGGTTGCGTATATACCGGCATTATTGTTCAGGATACCGGCTCAAACTCTGCCGATAACATTGGTGGCGTATATTACAGACCGGTGCAGAAATACATTAACGGGACATGGTATAACGTGGCGCAGGTATAATTTATGCAGCATTTGATAAATATAACGGCAGGTAATCCAAAAACGGTTGAACAATATCAATTGACAAAGAACTTTGATGTCGTCTGGTTTTTTACAGAAGATGGTAAGAACTGGTACGAAGAACAAAAGTATTTTGCTGATGACACGATAAAAATAGCGTACGACAAAGATAATATCATCCGCTATGTGGAAAAGGATGTGACAGCTATCAGACCGGATGGATTAAGTGTGGTTGAAGTGGCGGATATTACTGCTAACCGACGGGCGGACATTTCAGGGAACTGGATGTTTAAGGACGGCAAAGTGATTAAACGCATTTATACGGCAGAGGAATTGCAGCAGCAGGCAGAAAATCGGAAAGCCAGACTTCTTGCAGATGCTGAATCCGTGATTTTGCCGCTGGAGCGTGCTGTCAGGCTAAATATGGCTACAGAGGAGGAGCGCAGCCGACTGGAAGCATGGGAACTCTATAGCGTTCTGGTCAGTCGTGTGGATCCTGCAAATCCTGAATGGCCAGAAATGCCGCAATAAGTTGTATGAGCTCTGGTGGGAGCCTACATATCTATGGCACAGAGTAAAGCCTAATCTGACAGTCCGCTCTGTGCCAAAAGCAGACATTGGATAAGTCTTTGTTACTTATAAGGCTACAATCCAGCTGATATGATAGACTGTTTAATAGCTAGTGTGTTAACAAGTCAAAAAATGTAGAATTTAGTTCCTAGCCACTTCTGAATACATATGGATGCTGTATGAGTAACCCATTCACTCTTGAAATACTTCAGGCTATCAACGATTGGCAGCGCAGTACGACTAAAAATCGTGGTAAAAAATTAGAGACTCTATGTGTAAATCTTCCCGCTCAATACAAAACTGTTGATTTTGCCTGCTACAGAAAAATAAATTTGCAGAAGGATGGTGTATTTAGCATGTTCGCCCACTATCGTCTTCCGGAAAGAATTTCCTCATGGTCTTCTTCAGTCGACGTCGTCAAAAATTTTAAACACGGTGTATCGTTAAATATCGTCGAACAATCTTTTATCTATCAAACTAGTCCAACTCCAAATGAAATCATTCTTAATCTTATAGCAGTCTACAATTCTTCTGATTTTCAAAGTGCTCTTAGCCTACATAGAAAGGATATTGATAATGTTCATCTAGGCATTGATAAATATGGTAATAGCCAACTTGAAGTGGTCTTAAAAAAAGATTTTGTTACACACAATGACATATACATGCTGGGTGGTCGTTCAAGCGCTTTCTGTGTTTCTCACTCTCCAATCATCCAAAAGATGTCATTAAGTTACTTGGATTACGATATTAGAAAAAATAAAGTTATCGCTTTCAAATGGTTAAGCCATGAAATAACACGACGAATCATTGATAGGATTCTCAGAAAGTACCCTCAACCTTTCAATGCTTATGGGAAGAGCTACGGATATATCATCCCTAAGAAAGGAAAGGAGAAACCTAGAAGGTGACTTATAAGCCTAACTGGGTTGATCTGCTTCCCGTTAATTAACACTCAGCAATGCTAGTAACATCCCTTGGTTGGTGATAACAATTACCAACGTCCGCTCCTCGCTCAGGCTGTGTGAAAACGTTAGTGATGACATAACCGGCCAAGAATAGAGTCGAAAGTGCCCTTCCTACGTAAAATTTGGCGTTGTTGACCAGTCGATCGATTCCAGATTTTGCATAGCCTCACGCGCTTCGGTTTTTGGTTAGGGTTTCACGCTGCCTGCGCTCACAGCGGACCTCAAGGCGCTTCAGGCGGTCCACTCTGTGCCAAAAGCGGGCATTGCTAACATCAATATAAATTGTTCTATGGGGCGCATGTCATTTGCAGTATATAAAGAAGAAATTAAAAGACTGTCAAATAAAAAGCCCCTCTACAGGGGCTGAGTTTTTACTGTTTACCACGTTTAGTCATCTCATCTGCTAACTGTGAAGACCAATAATGTTGATTCTTCGCATCTAATATGAAGTGTAGCGCTCTCGCGCAGTGTATCTGAGCAGACTCATAAGCATGGATATTACCAACTGAAGTAGGAACTAAGTGGGTTTCAGGTGTGTAGTATTGGTAGATGCTCGTTTGTGAAGGATGAACATATTCGCTAAGTATGTCATACGTCAGTTCAAAATCGCTTTCTCTCCCCTTAGTCTGTTTCATCTCATCTTCATAGAGATCGCGTAAAGCATTCATCACATGCTGACTGACAGCAAGTAGGTTTTCAAAACGATGCTTAGTCTCTTCAGTAAACATGTAGTCGTTAGGGTCAAATACTCCTTTCTGAATCTTTTCTTGCTCTGACTTTTTAAATCGGGAACTGTTCGTAAAGCCCAGGATGACATCGAGAGCTTTATCTACACTTTCGCGGCCGCTTTGGTTCGTCAGGATCTTCTCCACTTTCTTGTTTAAGAGTCGTGAGAAAGCATGTGTTTCAATCATCCCCCGGCTAACGACACAAGCGGTTTGGTATCGTTCGTTTTCGAGGAGGAGAAGCGCATCATCAAAGATATCTATCTGCCTGTTCATTAGCAAATTTGCATAGTTAACGAGATACAACCCCTGATCAGGATTATGCATCTTTCCGACAACTACGCCGTTAACCTTGTTCAGCGCAGCTCTGGCGGCTTTTGCCTCGTTTAGGCTCTGCTCTATAAGTTCTTTAAACATGCTGTGTTTCCTTACAGGATAATGTGTCTCAACAAGTAATCATTCCAGCTTTTGCCAGCTTCTTGATCTGTTCTTTTGATAGCAAGGTATTATGCTGAAGAGAGGGGCACCAATCACTAGGATCTTCTCCCAACGATAAGTATAAACCCACCGATGCTGTAATTATCCCGCTTAATTAAACAAACCACTTTTGGTATTCACTGTAGCCCAATGTGACCTGCCCCTTGTTATTGATACACAACCATGTTAGCAAAAGCCCCACCTGCTTGCTAAACCACTCGAACGTCCGCTTCTCGCTCAAAACAGGCTGTCAGATTTGACAGAATTTTGGTTACGTAATTTGTCAGTTGGAAACTGAGAGAGTACAAATTAGGACAGGCGGGCGAATTGCCCGCCTTTTCTTTATCTGTTGTTTCATCCACTGACCAGCCAGGTCAAATAGCGTCTCATGCTCTGCACAACAGAAAATAGTTGAACCCATTAACCACGGAGTTAAACGGATGAGTGACTATCATCACGGCGTGCAGGTGCTGGAGATTAACGACGGCACCCGCGTCATTTCCACCGTATCCACGGCCATTGTCGGCATGGTCTGCACGGCCAGCGATGCGGATGCGGAAATCTTCCCCCTCAATAAACCGGTGCTGATTACCAATGTGCAGAGCGCGATTGCAAAGGCCGGTAAAAAAGGCACGCTGGCGGCATCGTTGCAGGCCATCGCCGACCAGTCAAAACCGGTCACCGTTGTCGTGCGTGTGGAAGACGGCACCGGCGACGACGAGGAAACGAAACTCGCGCAGACCGTTTCCAATATCATCGGCACCACCGACGAAAACGGTCAGTACACCGGACTGAAAGCCCTGCTGGCGGCGGAGTCGGTAACTGGTGTTAAACCGCGTATTCTCGGCGTGCCGGGACTGGACACCAAAGAGGTGGCTGTTGCACTGGCATCAGTCTGTCAGAAGCTGCGCGCTTTCGGGTATATCAGCGCATGGGGCTGTAAAACTATTTCCGAGGTGAAAGCCTACCGCCAGAATTTCAGCCAGCGTGAGCTGATGGTCATCTGGCCGGATTTCCTCGCATGGGATACGGTCGCCAGTACCACTGCCACCACGTATACCACCGCCCGTGCGCTGGGTCTACGCGCTAAAATCGACCAGGAGCAGGGCTGGCATAAAACGCTGTCCAATGTCGGGGTGAACGGTGTTACCGGCATCAGCGCATCTGTATTCTGGGATTTGCAGGAGTCCGGCACCGATGCTGACCTGCTTAACGAGTCAGGCGTCACAACGCTGATTCGCCGTGACGGTTTCCGCTTCTGGGGTAACCGTACCTGCTCTGATGACCCGCTGTTCCTCTTTGAAAACTACACCCGCACCGCGCAGGTGCTGGCCGATACGATGGCTGAGGCGCACATGTGGGCGGTGGACAAGCCCATAACCGCAACGCTGATTCGCGACATCGTTGACGGCATCAATGCCAAATTCCGAGAGCTGAAAACAAACGGCTATATCGTGGATGCGACCTGCTGGTTCAGCGAAGAATCCAACGATGCGGAAACCCTCAAGGCCGGAAAACTGTATATCGACTACGACTATACCCCGGTGCCTCCTCTTGAAAACCTGACCCTGCGCCAGCGTATTACCGATAAATACCTGGCAAATCTGGTCACCTCGGTTAACAGCAATTAAGGAGCCTGACCGATGGCAATGCCGCGCAAACTCAAGTTAATGAACGTCTTTCTGAACGGCTACAGCTATCAGGGCGTTGCAAAGTCCGTCACGCTGCCAAAACTGACCCGTAAGCTCGAAAACTATCGCGGTGCGGGGATGAACGGCAGCGCACCGGTAGACCTCGGCCTTGATGACGATGCGCTGTCAATGGAGTGGTCGCTCGGGGGCTTCCCGGATTCGGTTATCTGGGAGCTTTACGCCGCAACCGGTGTGGATGCTGTGCCGATTCGTTTTGCAGGCTCTTACCAGCGCGACGATACCGGCGAAACGGTGGCCGTCGAGGTGGTCATGCGTGGACGTCAGAAAGAAATCGACACCGGCGAGGGGAAACAGGGAGAAGACACCGAGTCGAAAATCTCCGTGGTCTGCACCTATTTCCGGCTGACGATGGACGGTAAGGAGCTGGTCGAAATCGACACCATCAACATGATTGAGAAGGTGAACGGCGTCGACCGGCTGGAGCAACACCGCCGCAATATCGGCCTGTGATTTTCATCCGGTCAGCCAGGCTGACCGGTTACCCCCGATTCAGAAGTGAGAAAACCATGAACAAAGAAAATGTCATTACCCTGGACAATCCGGTCAAACGTGGTGAGCAGGTTATCGAACAGGTCACGCTGATGAAACCTAACGCCGGGACGCTGCGCGGTGTCAGTCTGGCTGCGGTTGCAAACTCCGAAGTCGATGCACTGATTAAAGTGCTGCCGCGCATGACGGCACCGATGCTGACCGAGCAGGAAGTCGCCGCGCTGGAACTGCCTGACCTTGTGGCGCTGGCCGGTAAGGTGGTCGGTTTTTTGTCGCCGAACTCGGTGCAGTGACGTTCCCGAAAAATCTCTCGGTCGATGACCTGATGGCGGATGTGGCAGTGATATTTCACTGGCCGCCATCAGAACTGTATCCCATGAGCCTGACCGAACTCATCACATGGCGCGAAAAGGCGCTCCGGCGAAGCGGAAACACGAATGAGTAACAATGTAAAATTACAGGTATTGCTCAGGGCTGTTGACCAGGCATCCCGCCCGTTTAAATCCATCCGCACAGCGAGCAGGTCGCTGTCGGGGGATATCCGGGAAACACAAAAATCACTGCGCGAGCTGAACGGTCACGCATCCCGTATTGAGGGATTCCGCAAGACCAGTGCACAGCTCGCCGTGACTGGTCATGCACTTGAAAAGGCACGGCAGGAGGCCGAAGCCCTTGCCACACAGTTTAAAAATACCGAACGTCCAACCCGTGCTCAGGCGAAAGTGCTGGAATCCGCAAAGCGTGCGGCGGAGGACTTACAGGCGAAATATAACCGCCTGACGGATTCTGTTAAACGCCAGCAGCGGGAACTGGCCGCTGTGGGAATTAATACCCGCAATCTTGCACATGATGAGCAGGGGCTGAAAAACCGTATCAGTGAAACCACCGCACAACTTAACCGTCAGCGCGATGCACTGGCGCGTGTCAGTGCACAACAGGCAAAACTTAACGCAGTCAAACAGCGTTATCAGGCAGGAAAGGAACTGGCCGGAAATATGGCCTCAGTAGGCGCTGCCGGAGTGGGGATTGCGGCGGCGGGAACGATGGCCGGTGTTAAGATACTGATGCCCGGTTATGAGTTTGCGCAGAAAAACTCAGAATTGCAGGCCGTGCTCGGAGTGGCAAAAGACTCCGCCGAAATGACCGCACTACGCAAACAGGCGCGCCAGCTCGGCGACAATACCGCCGCCTCGGCGGATGATGCGGCCGGTGCACAGATAATCATCGCGAAAGCGGGTGGGGATGTTGATGCCATTCAGGCGGCAACGCCGGTCACGCTGAATATGGCGCTGGCGAACCGCCGCACGATGGAAGAAAACGCCGCCCTGCTGATGGGGATGAAATCCGCCTTTCAGCTTTCAAACGATAAGGTCGCTCATATCGGGGATGTTCTCTCCATGACGATGAACAAAACCGCCGCCGATTTTGACGGCATGAGCGATGCGCTGACCTATGCCGCACCTGTGGCAAAAAATGCCGGTGTCAGCATTGAAGAAACCGCCGCAATGGTCGGGGCGCTGCATGATGCAAAAATCACAGGCTCAATGGCGGGGACGGGAAGCCGTGCCGTGTTAAGTCGCCTGCAGGCACCGACGGGAAAAGCATGGGATGCACTCAAAGAGCTTGGCGTGAAAACCTCAGACAGTAAGGGGAATACCCGACCAGTATTTACCATTCTGAAAGAAATGCAGGCCAGTTTTGAGAAAAATCGGCTCGGTACTGCCCAGCAGGCTGAATACATGAAAACCATTTTCGGGGAGGAGGCCAGCTCATCCGCCGCTGTGCTGATGACTGCCGCCTCAACCGGAAAGCTGGACAAACTGACCGCTGCGTTTAAAGCCTCAGACGGGAAGACCGCAGAGCTGGTAAATATCATGCAGGACAATCTCGGCGGTGACTTTAAGGAGTTTCAGTCCGCTTATGAGGCGGTGGGGACTGACCTGTTTGACCAGCAGGAAGGCGCACTGCGTAAGCTCACGCAGACGGCCACAATGTATGTGTTAAAACTCGACGGCTGGATCCAGAAAAACAAATCACTGGCGTCAACCATCGGCATTATTGCCGGTGGTGCACTGGCGCTGACTGGCATCATTGGTGCCATTGGCCTCGTAGCCTGGCCGGTTATCACCGGCATCAATGCTATTATCGCGGCAGCAGGCGCAATGGGGGCAATCTTCACGACGGTTGGCAGTGCTGTTATGACGGCCATCGGGGCGATTAGCTGGCCGGTTGTGGCCGTGGTGGCCGCCATTGTCGCCGGGGCGTTGCTTATCCGTAAATACTGGGAGCCTGTCAGCGCATTCTTCGGCGGTGTGGTTGAAGGGCTGAAAGCGGCATTTGCGCCGGTGGGGGAACTGTTCACGCCACTTAAACCGGTGTTTGACTGGCTGGGCGAAAAGTTACAGGCCGCGTGGCAGTGGTTTAAAAACCTGATTGCCCCGGTTAAAGCCACCCAGGACACCCTGAACCGTTGCCGTGACACGGGCGTCATGTTCGGGCAGGCACTGGCTGACGCGTTGATGCTGCCGCTTAATGCGTTCAACAAACTGCGCAGTGGTATTGACTGGGTACTGGAAAAACTCGGTGTTATCAACAAAGAGTCAGACACACTTGACCAGACCGCCGCAAGGACTCATGCCGCCACGTATGGCACCGGTGGTTATATTCCGGCGACCAGCTCTTATGCAGGCTATCAGGCTTATCAGCCGGTTACGGCACCGGCTGGCCGCTCTTATGTGGACCAGAGTAAAAACGAATATCACATCAACCTGACGGGCGGTACTGCGCCGGGGACACAGCTTGACCGCCAGTTACAGGATGCGCTCGAAAAATACGAGCGGGATAAACGTGCGCGCGCCCGTGCCAGCATGATGCATGACGGTTAAGGAGGTGACGAAAAATGATGCTCGCGTTAGGTATGTTTGTTTTTATGCGCCCGACGCTGCCACACCAGACCATGCAGCGTGAATCAGATTATCGCTGGCCGTCAAATTCCCGTATCGGTAAACGGGATGCCTTTCAGTTTCTCGGTGTGGGTGAGGAAAACATTACGCTTGCCGGTGTGCTTTATCCCGAACTGACCGGCGGCAAGCTGACGATGACCACGCTCAGGCTGATGGCAGAGGAAGGCCGGGCGTGGCCGTTGCTGGATGGCACCGGCATGATTTACGGCATGTATGTCATCAGCAGGGTGAGTGAAACAGGGAGTATTTTCTTTGCAGACGGCACACCCCGGAAAATTGATTTTACGCTGTCGCTCACCCGCGTTGATGAATCACTGGCCGGGCATTATGGCGATATCGGTAAACAGGCGGAATCGCTCATCGGTAAGGCTGGCAGTATGGCGACCAGATTCACGGGTATGACGGGGGCGGGATAATGCTGGATGCGCTGACATTTGATGCAGGCAGTACGCTGACGCCGGATTACATGCTGATGCTCGACAGCAGGGATATTACCGGCAATATCAGTGACCGTCTGATGAGCATGACCCTGACGGATAACCGGGGCTTTGAGGCTGACCAGCTTGATATTGAACTGAACGATGCCGACGGGCAGGTCGGGCTGCCGGTTCGTGGCGCTGTCCTGACGGTGTATATCGGCTGGAAAGGTTTTGCCCTGGTATGCAAAGGGAAATTTACCGTTGATGAGGTTGAACACCGGGGCGCACCGGATGTGGTCACCATCCGCGCCCGGAGTGCAGATTTCCGCGGGACGCTCAATTCCCGCCGTGAAGGCTCCTGGCATGACACCACGCTCGGTGCGATTGTTGAGGCGATAGCCTCCCGTAACAGGCTGGAAGCCAGTGTCGCGCCGTCACTGGCCGGAATTAAAATCCCGCACATCGACCAGTCGCAGGAGTCTGATGCGAAATTCCTGACCCGCCTTGCTGAACGCAACGGCGGTGAGGTGTCGGTAAAAATGGGAAAACTGTTGTTTCTCAAAGCGGGGCAGGGGGTGACGGCCAGCGGTAAAAAAATCCCGCAGATTACCATCACCCGCAGCGACGGTGACCGTCATCATTTTGCGATTGCTGACCGTGGAGCCTATACCGGCGTAACGGCAAAGTGGCTTCACACCAAAGACCCGAAGCCGCAAAAGCAGAAGGTAAAACTGAAACGCAAAAAGAAAGAGAAACACCTGCGCGCACTGGAGCACCCGAAAGCGAAACCAGTCACGCAGAAGAAAGCGCCAAAAGTACCGGAAGCGCGCGAAGGTGAATACATGGCCGGTGAGGCTGACAACGTTTTTGCCCTGACCACGGTATATGCCACGAAAGCACAGGCCATGCGCGCCGCTCAGGCGAAGTGGGATAAACTGCAACGGGGTGTTGCGGAGTTCTCCATCAGCCTGGCTACTGGTCGGGCTGATATTTATACGGAAACGCCGGTCAGAGTGTCAGGCTTTAAGCGCGTCATAGACGAGCAGGACTGGACAATCACTAAGGTGACACATTTTCTGAATAATAGCGGCTTCACGACGTCCTTAGAGCTTGAGGTCAGGCTTTCTGATGTGGAGTACGAAACAGAAGATGATGAGTGATGTAATTTATTTATCTGTTTGTTTTATAAGGATAAATTAACTAAAATGGCACCATCAACAAAACAGGAAGAGGTGCTCGCGATGTTTCATTGTCCTTTATGCCAGCATGCCGCACATGCGCGTACAAGTCGCTATATCACTGACACGACAAAAGAGCGTTATCACCAGTGTCAGAACGTGAATTGCAGCGCCACGTTCATCACTTATGAGTCGGTACAGCGATACATCGTGAAGCCGGGAGAAGTCCACGCCGTAAGGCCGCACCCGTTGCCGTCAGGGCAGCAAATTATGTGGATGTAATTAGAAACAGGAAGCCCCTCAGTCGAGGGGCTTTTTTTGTCGATGTGGTCAATGTGTGGACGTGACCAGAAATAAATCCTTTTATTTCAATTTGTTGTACGTAAAAAATAAGCCCGTGTAAGGGAGATTACACAGGCTAAGGAGGTGGTTCCTGGTACAGCTAGCATTTTATGGGTTATGTTTTTCAGCGAAACGGATGATAACCTTAATAAATGCAGCTGTATGTGATCGGTTTCTAAGAATTTTCCATCCGGGAAAAATAATCGAAATTAATCACTTACCGTGGGGATTACGCGTGGTTTCCCCGGAGAAATTACGCATCAGCAGCGCGTAATTGAGCTCAAGATCCTGCGGGACCGGGAGCCACACAGTATAACCATCGCCTGGTGCTATCGGCATAGCTTCGCCTTTGGCGTTTTCCATGTGCTCAAGGGTAAAATTAATGTTGCCTTGCGGCGTCATCAGCTCAAGGCTGTCGCCAACGGAGAATTTATTTTTCACCGCTACCGCCGCGAGGTCCCCCTTGCGCTCACCGGTAAACTCACCAACAAACTGCTGGCGGTCAGAAACTGAATAACCGTATTCGTAGTTCTGATAATCGTCGTGAGTATGACGACGCAGGAAACCTTCGGTATAGCCACGATGCGCCAGACCTTCCAGAGTTTCCAGCAGGCTGGTATCGAACGGTTTTCCCGCAGCGGCGTCATCGATAGCTTTGCGGTAAACCTGTGCGGTGCGTGCACAATAGTAGAAAGATTTGGTACGACCTTCGATTTTCAGCGAATGCACGCCCATTTTGGTCAGGCGTTCTACATGGGCGATGGCGCGCAGATCTTTCGAGTTCATGATGTAAGTGCCGTGCTCATCTTCAAACGCGGTCATATACTCGCCCGGACGCTGGGCTTCTTCGATCATAAACACTTTGTCGGTTGGCGCGCCGATACCCAGCGTCGGCTCAACATTTTGCACCGGAATCGGCTCGTACTTGTGTACGATGTTGCCAACGTCATCTTCTTTCCCTTCCTGGACGTTGTACTCCCAGCGGCAGGCGTTGGTGCAGGTACCCTGGTTCGGATCGCGCTTGTTGATATAGCCAGAGAGCAGGCAGCGACCGGAGTAGGCCATGCACAGTGCGCCGTGAACGAAGATCTCGATCTCCATATCCGGCACCTGATTGCGGATCTCTTCAATCTCTTCCAGCGACAGCTCGCGAGAGAGGATCACGCGGGTCAGGCCCATTTGCTGCCAGAATTTCACCGTCGCCCAGTTTACGGCGTTAGCCTGCACCGAGAGGTGGATCGGCATTTCAGGGAAGTGCTCACGCACCAGCATAATCAGCCCTGGATCGGACATAATCAGCGCATCCGGCCCCATTTCCACCACCGGTTTCAGGTCACGGATAAAGGTTTTCAGCTTGGCGTTGTGCGGTGCAATGTTGACCACGACATAAAACTTTTTCCCCAGCGCGTGGGCTTCATTGATGCCGAGCTGAAGATTTTCGTGGTTGAATTCGTTGTTGCGCACACGCAGGGAGTAACGCGGCTGGCCCGCATAAACAGCATCTGCGCCATAAGCGAAAGCGTAACGCATATTTTTCAGCGTTCCCGCCGGGGAAAGGAGTTCCGGTTTAAACAT